CCGACTTCACCTCCACCAGCTACGGCACGATTGCAACGGCAAGCACTGGCAGGCTGGGATGCACAATCTTCAATTCTGGCCCAGGTAATCTGCACGTTATGCTAGGCACAGCAACGGCCAGCACATCAGTTTTCAGCGTTAGACTAAGTGCTGGAGACTACTACGAAGTTCCATTCAACTACACTGGCTTGATTGGTGGCATCTTTGCCACGGCTGGAACTGCTGAAGTCACGCAGTTGAGTTAGGAGTAGGCGATGCCTCTTACTAAAGCCACACTCCAATCTACTGGAAACTTCGGAAACCCAGATCAGATTGGATATGTTAGTTCATCTTTTTATAGTGGTAGCGGTTCTTTATGTATTCTTCCTGTAACAGTCACTAGATTTGATTCAACTGGAGCAACTGGTTTTGGTGATAGGGTAATCTTTTTTTGGAGATATTTAATCGCCAAACCAACAACGATCAGTGGCGTTTCTCTTGCATTTACGGCAAACACAGCAACCACAAAAACCCTTACTTCAATTACAGAAAGTTCTGGAACAGCAACAGCGACATCTACTGCTCACGGCTTTGTTGCTGGCGACAGAATAAGGATCGCTGGAGCTACGCCATCAATTTACAATGGCACAAAGTTGGTTTTAACAGCCCCAACAGCAGATACTTTTACCTTTGCCATCACTGCTGGCACTGGCTCTGCATCTGGAACAATTACGGCAAGAGAGTTTGTTGGGTGTGCAATTTATGATTACGACAGAAGCAATCTTTTACCAAGAAACAAGCTGGTAGATTGTGCCATTCTCCCATCAACTTCTAATGTAATCACAAACTTTGATTCAAACATAACGCTTCCATCTGGAATGTATTGGGTTGGTATTGGCTCATCTAGAAGGCTAAATAATAGTTCTTTTGCTACAATAGTTCAAGGGAACGAAAGCTCTTCCATGGTTTCTAGTATGCTATTTGGTGAAAAAACTGGAGAATTTAGTCAATTTCGCGGCGGAGTAGGGGTTTATGCTTTTGATAATGTTTCTAGTCCATCTTATTTGTCTGACGGAAATTCTGGATTTGCTCCAACACTAACCGCTGGGTTGGCCGCAAATGGGTCTGCTTTAGTTGGCATTCGATCTGGAACTTCTGGTGGTAATGCTTGGTATTCAAAATGCCCATTCCTCGGCCTTGTAGTTGCCTAAAATGCCACTCCTCCTCCTCACCCTCTTATTCTGCTCCTGCTCGCCCCGGCCAGTAGACCATAATAATTCGCTCCCGCGCTACTCGGACATGTCTGCTGCTGCCGATGCTGGAGCAGTAAGTTCTGGTAATGTCAAATGAAACGCATCGCAACATGGACCACAATCTTGGGTTTGCGTTTATTGCTGACGGCAAAAGATTACGCCTGTTTCAAGGAGGCGCTGAAGTGTGCCGAGGACAACAACAGGCTTGCAAGGGGAACGAAGTATATCGGGGCAGTAAAGCACCTACTGTCAGTCAACAGATCGATCAAAAGGATGGTTGCGGACGGCAGGGACCGGGACGAGGTCGTCGGTGCTGTGGTACATCTTGCGGTAAGTCTAAAGTACCTGGAGTCTCGCAATGAGTGAAGACCAGGTGTGGAGCATAGAAATCAAGCTGGCCCGGATGGAAGAGCGCCAGGTCCAGTTATACAACATGGTCGAGACCTCCTTGTCAAAGTACGGAGATGTGGTAAATAGAGTTTCTGCCTTGGAGCACTTCCGGACAAAGGCGCTAGCCATAGCCGGGATCATTGGACTGATCTGCTCAATAGCCTGGGACATGCTTAAAAATCGTTTAGGGAATTAGGAGAAAAAAACAATGGCATCATTTAACGCAGGAACGACTTTTTCAGACGGAGTAGCAAACGACGTAACAGCAATCAAACTTGGTACGCTCGTTACCAATGCAACTCCAACGCCAGGCTTTATCCAAGATCGTACCGTTGAGAGCATTATTGCAACAAACGACACATTGCTCATTGGCGACGCTTCAGACTCGAACAATCTGAAGAGTATGACAGTAGCCAATGTAATGAAGGCCGAGCTTACCGGAACGATCAACAGCACTACTGGAACCATTGCTACGTTTAATAGTACTACTGGAACCATTGCTACGCTGAACAGCACTACTGGAACCATTGCTACGCTGAACAGTACTACCCCCACATTCCTAGGAGCCATCACCGCTTCTACCAACACAATCAATGTCGGCAGTGGGCAGATTGTAAAGGAATCAAGTGGAAACGTTGGTATTTCAGTAACACCTGCTTTATTCAAACTTCAAGTTGGTGGAGATATTGCATTAACAGATACATCGTCACTTCACTTTGCAACTGCTGGTGGAACTATTAGGTCATCTATACTAGGGGATTCGTCCCAAAACCTTAAATTCCAAACAGTAGGAACAGAACACCTCCGCATTGATTCGAGCGGCAAAGTTCTTGTTGGAACAACCTCAAATGATACTGGTGGAAGGCTTGAGGTAAAACAGGCATCAAGCGAAACAGGGATCGGGATTCAGTCATCTGGAACCGATGATTCAAAATTATATTTTAGAACCGCATCTGGAACTTATGGTGGAGATATTTTATTTAACGGATCTTATGTAAAGGTTTCTTCTGGAACAACAGAACGCCTTCGAATTGATTCAAGTGGGAATGTTGGGATTGGTGTCACGCCTTCATCTGGATTTAGGTTGACATCAAAAGGAGCAACAGCAACAAGTGCTGGATATAACCTGCTTTGTCAAAACTCTTCTGGTTCAACTTGTTTATCAGCCAGAGATGACGGACTTGTTACAACTGGACTATTGACAAATTCTCCATATAATTACACAACTGGTGGCGCTGCGAATGCTGCAATATTTTCAGATGGAAATCTTGGAAGATCAACTTCTTCAATCAAATATAAAAAAGATGTTGTAAACACAAATCATGGATTGTTAGAAGTGATGAAGCTCCGACCAGTTACATACAGGGGAAGATCAGAAAACGATGGAAATACTGTTTTCGGTGGGCTTATTGCAGAAGAAGTGCATGATGCTGGCCTTACAGAATTTGTACAATATGCTGATGACGGAACTCCAGATGCGCTTTCATACGGAAATATGGTATCTCTTGCTTTTAAGGCAATCCAAGAACAGCAAGCCATAATTAAAGAACTTAAAAATAAAGTAGCAGCCTTGGAGGCAGCTTGACCCTAACCGAAATCGCTCAGTTTGCCGGAGAGAAGATCGGGAAGACTGATTCCGACACTCTCACGTTCTTGCAGAAGTCGGCATCGCTGAACTACCGGCGCGTCTGGAACTTTGCACCCTGGCGCGAGAGTGTCACTAGCTCGACGTACTCGGTATCCACATCTACTAGGACAGTAACGCTTGGGTCATTGGTCGAAAATCCTCTTTCTATTGCTTATGGTGACAGTGAATTGTTGGCAGTAGATTTGCAGACAATCATAAGCCAGGACGCTGACTTGCTGGACAATAATAGGACAGGAACACCGACTCAGTACTACTTCACAGGCCGCGGAACGTCCGGAACTGCACAGATCGACCTTTATCCGCTATTGAACACGTCGAGCACAACGCCACTGAAGGTGGTCGAGAAGAATCAGTGCTTAACTAGGTCAAATTATGTCGTGGACTTTCCTCCGGCGTCAAACGCGATTACCGACGAGCTCAGATTGCCACACGTTCAGCACGTTGTCCTAGCGCTGACTCACGCCGACGCGCTGGAAAGGGAGAGGCAGTACGCAAAGGCTCAAGCCGTGGTGGCGACAGCGAATGCTGACCTATCTGCAATGGCTCAGTACGAAATGAGCCAGGTTGGAGGAATTAAGGTCATCACTCCGTCCAGCCTTGGAGAATTCAGCATATTAGACATATCGGTTTAGTGCTATGCCACTTTACAACGACAACCTAGACGATCTTCTAGCCATATCCGGATCGTTTAGTTTTGATGGAGGCCAGGTATCCGGCGTCACGCCAAGCCTAATTGCAAATAACCAGGCTAGCGATCTTTCCAATATGACGATAAGTCCGTCTGGAATTCTCCAGACGCGACAAGGGATCGAACAGATATCTTCTAACGTCTCCAGCGGATCATCAATTCAAGGCATGCACTATCTTGACACTCCAAACATCGAACACATTATTCTGGCGACGAACGGAACGATCTACAAAAGCACAAGTGCCACCAGCTTTTCTACGACAAATGGCACGGTCACAAGCGGGGCTGTTGATGTTGACTTCACACAATTCAAAAACAAAATTTTCTACACGGACGGAGCTAGCGAACTTCATTACACGGACGGAACAACTTCGTACAGGCAGGGGTCGAAGGTTTCGACAATTACGGTTTCAACCCAGGGCTTGGGATATACAGGGTCGACTGCCGCAGTAACAATTGGAGCTCCAAATTTAAGTGGAGGAACAAACGCAACTGCCGTTGCATTGATTTCAAGCGGAACTGTATCTGGCGTCACAATTCTAAACTCAGGATCTGGATACACGTCTGCTCCATCAGTAACAATAGCTGCCCCACCCGCCGGTGGTGGACACTTTACAGCAACGGCTACAGCAACCATATCAAGCATCGCCCCGCCAGGACTTCGACTTATCCGCCAGTTTACAAATCGACTTTTTGCGGTTGGTACAGGAGACAATCGGAATACTCTCTACGCATCAGATCTTCTTGATGCCGAGGTCTGGAAATCGACGAACAGCATTATTGTGGGTGGCGACGACGGAGAGGACATTGTGGCAATTCAGCCTTTCTTTGACTTTGAAATCCTTGTGTTAAAGCCAAACAAGATCTACTTGGTAACAGCGGACCCAACAAAAGCAACGGCTGCTGAATGGAACGTCAGGTTGATCAACGACAAGGTTGGATGCCAGGCCGGGAGGACTACAATCTTTACAACTAAAGACGTGTTCTTCCTGTCAAGCGATGGGATAAGGAGCGTAGTAAGGTCGATGGCAGACGACTTTTATACGGTCGGAGTTCCAATGTCCGAGCCAGTAAAAGACATTATTGCGAGAATCAATAGAGGATTCATCTCGAAGAGTAACGCGGCTTTCCACAATAATAGATACTTTCTAGCGCTACCCTTAGACTCTTCGACCACATGCAATTATGTGCTCGTCTATAACACGGTCTTCGGGTCATTCGAAGGGCTATGGTCAATCAGTGCCAGCAGAATGGTGACAACTAATTTTTCTGCTGGATACACAACTACTGGAGTCAAATTAGCTATCGGTAGCCCAACAGGACAAGTTGGGCACCTGTACGACTATCTTGACCCGGATCTTCAGGGTGATGGCAATACCAACTTCAAGGACTACGGATCGTCATACGAGAGTTACGTTGTGACAAAAGCGTATGACCTAGACGATAAGGTATCGAAGAAGTATGGGTCGCACTACGAAATTGAGTACTACTACTCAACGGCAACAAACTGCACGATCCAAATGAAGCGCGAGACTGATTCCCAATACGTCACAATTGGAACAGCGGTTGACACGTCTACCCC